ATCACTCCAGGAGACACCTATTGTACAAGTCCGGTAGGTGGCCGTCCGTTTTAAGTCTGGTTCTCGACTAGTCTGATGACCAAGGTGGGGCGACTTGTGCTTCGCCAAGCATAAAGGTACTCATGAGAGTATAAATCACGGGATTTGGAGTTCACGCCGTTAAGAAAGCTCATAGTGTTTACCTGTTCACCAAAACAGGGAGAGTCTCGGCTCGAGCCAGTAAAGGCTATAATTCCTCCAAGAGTGGGCAAGACCCGTACTTGTAAAAACAAAAGCTAGACAGCGTTTCCTCAACGCGGTAGTCTATAAATTACGAATTGAAGGAGGACAAAAGAAATAAATGAATGACAACAAATGAAGGAAATCTGCTCTTACTACTCCCCATGTGGAGAGGCCCACTGCCAAGAGTGCAATGATACCCGCGGAGTACACTCGTCGGTGTTACCCAACGCATTTTCCGTACTCGACCGCTTGCGTCGTTACGACCTTGTTCAGCCCCAGGGGATCCGTTCCCCTTCGGGGGGCGGTGAACTAAAAGCCGAGGTTGACAGCCTCTTGAAGTCTCTGAGTTTCGAGACAGCTGACGAGCAAGGTACGGGAAACCCCACAAGGGTACCTGGATTTTCGGGAGAATTTTCAGGGAGCAGTAAAAGGGCACGAGAAGAAACGCACGGGAGGTCCCCGCTTCGACGCGTCATCGAAGTAAAACAGAAAAGACGAAAGGCCGTAAGAGAGATTAAAAGAAAGTGTACGATTCCGCACGATCTGCCCAGGGAGGGTTCTGTCAAGGATGCCGATAGCCTTCTTGCCGAAGACGACATCAATGAGGAACCGTCAAACCGTTCTGTCAACAAGTTCGACGTTCTCTCTGAAGAGACGGACATGGATTGTCGCTTTTCTGGGAAATTAAGGAAGAAGGCCGAAGCCCTGGTTCGACTTTTCAGCAATGAGTTAGGACTGGATGGTCGGAAGGAGAAGTTGGGGATAATTCGATGCGGGGGACTCAGGTCCGCCGTTCGTGGTTGTTTCCCTACTGACCTTTCTGTCCTTCACGAGCTCTCTTTGAAGACCTCCCAGAAGGTCGAGAAGTCTTGCTGTAAGTTCTGCGAACCAGAATTCGACAAGAAAATGGACGAATGGAAATGGAGGTTAAGTGAGGATGTAGAGGTCTCTGATGATCACCTTGAGAGGTACCGTCATGCCTTTAGGGGTAATGTTCCAGTCGGATGGAATGACCGAAAATACCCTTACATTCCCAATGGTGGAGCAACCAAAGATCATCAAGTTGCTTTGGGGGGAAACTGGAATAAGGAAGAGTTCTCAGAGGAGTGCAGGCCTGTCGGTGTTTTTTCTTCCGGAAAATACCGTATTGTCACGTGCTACTCTGCTTACAATTCTGAGGTTCTTTCCCCGATCCACCATTCTCTCTATTCCTACCTCGCCCGTCGTGGTTGGCTCCTCAAAGGAGAGCCAACCCAAGAAAGAATTGAGGCACTTAACGGAACTGGTGACTACCTTAGCTTCGACTACATCGGAGCGACTGATAATATAAAGGTAGAGTACGTCCGTGCTGGAATTGAAATCCTTATTGAGAGGGCGGTAGGAATGACACCTGAGGAGGAGAGGTGCCTACGCGTCCTAGGGGATTTGCAATTATGGGAGATGTGTGTGGCACGTAATAATAACGGCGCACCCATGAACGGATTTAAGAGGGGGCAGCCAATGGGGAGCTTTATGAGCTTCCCCCTCCTCTGTTTGACAAATAAATCCATTGTTGACCTCTCCTTGACCGATCTTCTAGAAAGTCGTCAGCTTACTTTTGAAGAGTGGTCCCAGCATAAGTGCCTCATCAACGGCGACGATCTGCTTCTCCGAGAGCCAAGGAAGGATTCGAATCTCCGGGATCGGATAATTTACAACGGGAAGCAGGTCGGCATGGAGACTAACAAAGAGAAGTGCCTTAAAGCCAATGATAAGGCTGAGATCAACTCTACGTTATTCGTCGCCGGTGAAAAAAAGAAAAAAACAAATGCCCGGGCTCTCTATATGGAACCTGACGTCGAAGATGTTCTCGGATTAGCCTATGAAGCGACTGGTACCCGTGAGGGCTTTATCCAGTGTGTTCACGCCAATATCGGAACATTGAAGAAGCAGAAGGATAAGTTCCTATGGAAGCTCCCTCGATTTTATCAGGGCATTTGTAGAAAAAACAAAAAAATAAGAAAAGCACTTTTCTGCGCTCCCATCTCTGAGCGATCTCCGCCCGAGAACTTCCTCCCTGTTCGCGAGAAACCTGATGGATACGACCTACTTCCCGAAGAGGAACGTAGATTGATATCTGAGAAGGTTTCGATGATGCGAGATAGAGTGGTTTCTCGTCGGATTTCTCAACTTATTGATGAGCAGCGCAGAAAGGACGAAAACGAAAAACGCAAAGAAAGAGGGGAGGATCCTATTCCGAAGAAATCTAAGATCGCGGTTGGGCCAGCTGTCACAAGCTGGCGGAAACTATTGAAGAGGAAAAAGACAAAGGAAAGGGAAATGACTCTCAGCTTTCTTGCTGATTACTTTGAGGAGGAGAAGAAGGATTTAATGATCGAGTCTGAGATTGGAACCTCAGATCTCGTCCGAAAGACGACTGGATGCTCTATGATAGCACAGCTTATCGGATCTTTGCAGGAGTTCAAAGGAAAGAACTCTCTCGTGTCAAACCCAACCACCCACCCCAAACAGCAATTCGCTCTAACTCATACTGAGGTCATTAAAAGAGTGGATTCTGGTTTTTTTGTATTTTCGCGGCAATGTCAAGTGTTGCCAGGATATAAGGAAACAGGGGCGTAAAGAATGGCATGTCCACC